AGATGATAACCAAGCAACCATGCAATCAATTGAAGCATTCATTGCTAAACAAAGATTGGAAGGCGAGCTTGGTTTAATCGTTGTCGATTACTTGCAACTCTTGAGCGTGCCAGGCGTTGATAGCAGAGTACAGGAAATCTCGCAAATTTCTCGATCTCTTAAAAAAATAGCAATGGAGTACGATACATCTGTGCTTGCCCTTTCTCAGCTAAATCGTGCCTTAGAGTCTCAAAATAGAAATCCCATGCTATCCGATCTGCGTGAGTCTGGAAGCATAGAACAAGATGCAGACTGCGTGCTTCTCTTGCATCGTGAAACAGAAGTAGATCCAATTAATGATGACATCATTTGCAATGTTGCTAAGAACAGAAATGGTGAGTTGCGTGCAACCAAGCTAACCTTTGCTAAACCAACAGGTCGTTTCTCGACCCGTACAGAACCCCGGTTGCATGATAAGAAACCATTCTGAGACTACAAGTGACTTACATTGTCACTCATAGTATGCCATTGCTTGAGCCTGGAGATACCTATTAGGCGTTTTGATTGAAAAAGAAGGTGTATACCCATGTAAGGGTATTAAAACGATTTTTAGAGGGGTATAGGGTAAAGATGCCTTTTATCTGATAATATGATTATGGTATTCGTATAATCACGAATCTTCAATTTCTTCATCATTTGGTAAGCCAGCAGTTTCTCGCATCACTTTACGCTGCATCTCCTGTAATTCCTGCAAGGTTACTTCTTTGCCTGTTTCCTTGAGGAGAGCTTGCAACTGTTCAAGACTATCTTTGTCTGAGTTGTCCCATGGGAATGCACTCATGCTGGCACACCATCCTTCCATGCAACGAAAGTGCCATGCGTAGATTCGCCATCTATCTCTTTGCCATTCTCCTCAAATAAACTAACGCCAAGTTTCTCGTTATCCCATTCATATTCTTGACTGATGTATTGCGAGATTGCATGAACTGCAATCATTTGAGTCATGCCATATTCGTCATGCCCGTTAAAAGTACCTTCAATGGTATCTTCAGATGTTTCTGTTATATTAAATTCTAGTTCTAGTTTCATTGTATATTTTAGTTGATTTGTTTCTTGTTTCTCTTTGTCCACCATGCAAGCACTTTCGTGCCAAACTTGAGCGCTATGAAGAGCGTCATGCCCAAGGCGAGCTTTGGGAGCAGTGTGTTGTTGTCTTGTTTGCTCATGCTGTTTCTCCTTCCACTCTGTCCAGGATTGCTTGCAAGTTATCTCTTTCGAGATCCGCGCCACTATCGCCCTCCATGATCATTACAGTAAGCAATTTCTCAAATAGCTTGCATTGCTCTAATAACTCAGGCGCTGCTGCAATTAACCGGGCGTTTTCGTTAGGTACATGCTTTGCAATACGTTTTCCACATTTTGAAGCAATGCTTTTATGTGCATCTTTCTCGCTTTGATATTGATGCCATGGCCCAGGTGTGTGTGTTACTTGTTTCTCGCTCATAATTATAGTGTGGTTGTTAGTTTGAGTTTAAGTTGTTTCTCTTTACCTACATGCTTACATGCCCTCGCTCCGCGAGGCCTCGCCACATGCTTTGCACGCTCCCTTTGCTCTCTCTGTTTCCTCGCTTTCTCGCCTATCTCAATCAAGCGATCCAAGGCGATTGGAAAGAGTTTTTCTGCGTGGTAGTTCATGCGTTTATATTCTCCATGATTGCTTGCCAAACTTGATTACGATAATCTTCAATACTCGCATCAATATTACAAAATAATGCATCCTTGATTTCACTATCGCTTGGTGTTGGATCAATATCTAAACCATGTGATTCATGTGCATCTAAATTATCTGAGCGCAAAGCTTGTTTTACGATTTCATATTCATCTACAAGGATATCAATTTCTTCCCAACGATTTGTTGAAAGTATACCACGCAATGCCCATAGCATGAGTTTCTCGTCATAATATGGTTTCTCATCAATAGCGTAATCGTTTTGCTTGGCATACTCTAACATCGTCATGTATGCATTGCTCTCCTTTGTAACTACCATGGTTTCAGTGTTTCCATCGTAGTAATCAATTGTAAGTTGTACTAAATCTTTCATGGCTACCAAATGCGTTTAATTGTTACCTCGCCATTTTCTGAAACTTTTAAGCAATCAAGTTTCAAAAGATTTCTATCAAGTAATTCTTTTATAGAAACCGGTTTGAAGTCATGCATGTATGATTTCTCATCTGCATCAATGTAGTTTGCTAATAATGTTTGTTTGGTATGTATCTCTACAATTCCTGCACATCTGAAATTGCATAGGTAATGATTCTTGGTTGCGTCTATATTCATGCTAGTTTCTCCTTTATTGCCTTAATGATATCTGCGAACGAATTGGATGAAATCACATGTTCCTTATCGTCATGTAAGCACTCATGTTCTTTCTCACCCTCGCTTAGTTCACGTTTCCATAAATGGTAACGCTCAAATTCATCATTAAATGATTCGCTTGGGTGATCGCTCATACTTTCAATGTAATCTACACCAAGTGTAAAACCATGAGTATAATGTCCCCAAAATGGGCAACCATCATTATGCCATGAAATATCCTCGAATCCTAGTTTCTCTAATTCATTCAAGTTAAAATCACTTGGTGCGATCCAATCGGGATGTTCTTCTTTGTAGCTCATGCTAGTTTCTCCTTTGCTTTAAGTGTAATTGGTTTAAGACCGCCCTTAACTAAGACGTGGTTTATTTCCTCAAGTGTAAAACCATCATTTAAAAGTGATTTGTAACTTGTTCCATGTATGAATATTTCATCATACAAATCATTCATTTCTCTTTCTTTTGATCTTGTTAAAGATTCCATAATTAGTTTCCTCTCTTTGTAAGTAGTAAGTTAATTGCGATCCAAGCGCCAACGATGGCGTATGGTGCGAGTAGTATTATGCTAATTTCGTAATGCATTGTATGGTAAATTTAGTTGTTTGTAGTTTATAAAGTTATGACAAATCCACTTGAATCCTTCTTAGCGTCTCCCTTTTCAACTAAGCCAATCACGCAACCTTGAGGATCATTAAATCTTAAATCAGATTCATCACCATCAATAACATTTCTAGACTCCCATTGCGTGGGTAACTCATTGCGAAAAACTACCGCAACATTTCCACCCATTGCTAAAACCAAGCGCGCTTGATTGTCATTAGATTCCGATCTTGAGAAAGTAAGATGATAATTGCGTGGCATCTCACCATTTAAGTATTTCTCCATGCGTTTAAATCCTTTTGTGTAATCATAAAATTGCACTTGAGGAAACTTATCAAAAATATTCATTCCATCATTGCAATGAATGTTTTCCCAAGGTAAATCGGATGTTAAATTTAATCGAAAGCATGGGGTAAGATTCTTTTTGATAGCTCTTTTACATGCCAATTCAATTTCTTTAACCAAGTTGCAAAGAAATCCTTGTTTGTCCTCAAAGAATAATCTTGTCTTATTGATCCTTGAATTTTGAATAGATTGCATCTTGCCACGTCCACTTGTGTTTAAACATGCCATTGCACATCCTTGTGAAGCCCATGAGCAGACATTGTATCCACTTAGTTTGTGGGGTGCAAAGTGTATACCTTGCGTTAAATAACCAAACTTTTCACCTTTTGTAATTTTAGCGTTACCGCTAGTAAGTAATTTCATAGTAGTATATTTTTGAGTTAAAGTAACAAGCGACATGCTTGCTATGGATTACAACAAAAAGCAAAAAGTGTATTAAGTCAAACTATTATTGAATTTATTGTAGTTTAGTATGAAACACGCATGCCTACTAGCATGCATGCCACCAAGTGCCGTTCCACGGCAAAGGGTGGAAAGCAAACAAGCAAAAAACTTTCATGGAATCGTGCCAACTGGACAACATGCAAAGTTGTAGCAAGTGGTATCAAATCTTGATGCAAGGGAAGTATGAAAAGCATGGATGTCTAAATGCATGTGACTTGCAGGGAAAGCATTCCTCCCCGGTAACAGCTTTTTTGCTTTACACATGTAAAGCAGATTTACTATCGGCACGTAAGTTTGCAAGCTGGCAATCATTCCGGCACGCATGCTTGCAATCCAAGTCAATTGCATGTCAATCGTGCGAGCTTGCCACGCAATCGCTTGCAATGTCAGTAAACATGCACCCCTCGCACTTTCTAAAAGTGAAGACTCGCCAAAAAAACGCTATAAATACAACGCATGCATGCACGCACCTGGGGGGGCGGGGGTGCGCCTGCGCGCCTGCGTTCTTTCTATATTATTATCACCCCCCGCATAACTTTTTTTGCAATATTGCCCCCTTCATGGGGCGTTGCTTGCACATGGTTATTATGGGGTGCAAGCCCCAAGCAACGCATTATCTGATACCCCCAAGCCCCCCGCACAGCATGGCCTCGAATCGAGGGTATGTGTTTGTAGTTTACCTAGTAGGTATGGAGTGAGGTACTTGATTTACTAGGTAAAAGAAAGTGTGCTTGGCTTTTATGTGGTTACCAAGCAGGTGATCGATCTAACCAGAGGTAATAAGCCCCCGCCACAATACCTGTAAAGTTATTTATCTATAGGCTTATAGATCCTA